CAAAAAGGAGAACCTTTACATAATTTAGTTATGGAAATTAAAAGAGATATAAAAAAACAAATGAAACAACCACCTGCTTGGAGAGAATTTTTAGAATTCTGGCCGTTGAGTATAGTTATTCCAGGTATGTTAATATTAATATTAATGGCAAATGTATTTCAATGGTAAGTAATAAAATTATATACGATAAACTGATATTCTATTATGATGTAGATGATATGAATATAACCATTTACGGTAAAGATTGGAAACCAGTTGAGTATTTAAGTGATCCAGAAAGAAGAGAGAAAGTAAGACAGCATATATTAAGAAACGATTTAACACAAAGAATAGGAGGAAAAAAGTATATGACATTATTAACAGAAAATCAAACAATCAACGGATTTGATAATACAGCAGATGTATTAATCTCTATTAAAGAAAACGTTGAGAACGGTAATAAAGATACAGCAATTGATATGTTAAACCAATTAATTGATAATGAGAAACTAGAATCAGATATTGATGTTTCTTTAAATTTAGAAGGAAAATAATATGACAGGAAATGGAATGATATGGTTAATCCTGTTTATAATTTCAATGGGATGTTTAGTTTATATGATAATTCTATCAAATGAAATGAGTACAATAATTGATAGATTATTAGGTAGAACTAAAAGACTAATGAATAAAATAGATAAGATAAATGATGAAAAAGACGAATAATCCCGCTATAGCAGACTATCAAAGCAGTTGGAAAAGCTCACCAGCGACCCTGCTAGAGCGTTGGAAATGCAAAAAAGTGAGTAAAATAGGGGTTATTTTAGGGATTGACATTTCCAAGGGTTTATGTTATTATTAATACAATTGAGAAAGGAAAATACATTATGAGTACACCAATATACAATAAAGAGAACATCTATAAAGAGTTTGATGTAGCAAAACAAAAAGACATTGAACTATCAGACAAGAAAACACCAGAAGAAAAAGAGAACGATATCCATACAAACAGATTGCAGTTTTGTAAAGACCACAAAGAACTAAATGAGAAAGACCCAGGATTGTATGATGTAGATATTAAGTGGGACAGTTTAATAACCGCTTATTCTTCACCAAATCCTAGAGACCATTTCTATAAAAGTGTGTTCGGTAGAACTTATGCAGAACAAATGGCTTTTGAAACTTCTGAAGGCGAAGGAGATGACGGAGGAGAAGAGTCGTATTATAGAAGTAGAAGAAAGAATAGAAACTACAAAAGATAATATGCCAAAGTTTAAAGAAGTATTAGACCCACAACAAACCGTAGTTGATAATTTCCACGAGTGGAATATGAGTCAGATGAGTAAGTACGATCCAGTTATGGTTATGATGACAATATTGGGACAAACTTTGAAAATAATGAAGTCAACTATGCCTAAAAAGCATTATGATGATATAATGGATTCAGTTTATGAATCGAAAGATAGAATTGAACCATTTACTAAACCTAAATTACATTGAAGAAGGAGGATATATTATGAAAACTTTGATGTCAGTACTAGTGTTAATCTTTTTAACAACTAATGCAAATGCAAATACAGTTGTTAATGATAAAGTTAATGCTATAACAAATTGGATTGCTAGTGAGAAAGCAAAGACAATTGAATTCCAAAAAGCTAATTGGAACAAGGCAAAAAATCAATGGCCTTGGAATATGTTATTCAAAAAGGAAAGTGAATAATGATTGGTGATTTTGTTTGTACAAGTGCCAATGATGGAACACATTTATTCAGACCTATTACTGCTAGAGCACATACACTCTGGCAGGAAAAGGGTTTTAATAATTATGTAATTGATAATAACGAAGATTATTACATTGTTAAAAGTGTTAATAGTCAGAAAATATGTAATGAGATACGCAAGAATAATATGGATTTTACTAGTTAGTTTATTACTAACTAATTGTGCTAACAGGTCTCATACAGGTGCCGTGTTAGGTGCAGGTACAGGAACAACAATGTGTTTAGAATACATATCAGATAATCCTTATGTTGTAGCTACGTGTGCTGTTGGGGCTGCTTTTGCAGGTGCAGAAATTTTATATAAGAGTGATAAAGATGTACATAACGCTGTATTTGTAGACCATTTAAATACAAGTGGTTATGGTTCAAGTTATACTAATTGGTATAATGGTGATACAGGTAATAATGGAATTATACACATAACAAGGTCTTATATGGTTGGACCACTTAAATGTAAAGATTATGACCATACAGTAGATATAACAAGTCAATGGCCATTAATTGGTATTGGCAATGTTAATAGAAAAGTTGTATTTGGAACTGCTTGTCAGTTGCCAGATGGAAGATGGATTGAAAAACCTGAAGGAGTGAATTAATATGGATCCCAAAAATTATAAAATTTATATGTATGCAACGTTAATTATGATAACAGTATTGTTATGTATGGAAATGGCTTGGGGTTGTGTAGATTGTGATTTAAATAAGAAAGCATTTGATAAAAAAGCACCAGTAATGGAAATAGAGTGGCATAATCCAGATGGTACTATACAACGTAGTACTAAAGTTGTAGATGGTTCTGAAAAAATATTATATGATAATGTAAAACCAGTAACTAAAAATGATACTGAACAATTTTGTTATGTTAAAGTTATTATTAAACAAGAAGCAAATGGAAACATTTCTAAAGAAGAGAAATTATATTGTTCCGATGGAAGAAGTGGTGTAGATACACCTTCTTATTGGGAACTTTTTGCCCAGTTTTACTACCGTGATGTCTATACTCCAGAGTATTGCAGATATTATAGTCGTAAGAATCACGCTTTTAAATCGTACGGAAAAGTGTGTTTAAATGAGTACGGAGAATGGAAGGTAAAATAATGATTAAAAATATAATCATAATTACTCTCCTATTGGTTATTGTATATGGAGTTACTGCTGAACAGTTTTTGGGCTATGCTCAATCCAGCGTTGACTTATTACAAGAACTGTTATATAATGTACAAAGGAGTGTGAAAAACTAATGAACAAATACATTAAGATTTTATCAGTTGCTGTCTTTGGTCTGTTATTGACTAATTGTGCAGGAAATTATAAAATCAAAAGTGAAAAAGGTAAAGTAGTTAATACTGTTCCAAAATGGTATATGGCTGATTTTTCTGAAACTAAAGCTTGTGATATAGCAAGATTTGGTAAAGCGAAAGAAAAGCAATGTATATTTGGAGTTGGTACTAGCGTTTCACCAGACTTGAATCTCGCAATTGAGAAAGCTAAAATGATAGCGAAAGCTGAATTAGCAGACATTATCAAAGGGGAGATGAATAAAGAGTCGAAACAATTTATTACTGAAATTGGTAAATCAAACAGTAAGAACGTTGTTAGTGAAGTAGAATCTGTATTGGTCAATATTATTAAAGATACACCAGTTAGAGGATATGAAATATTTGAGCAAGATGTAACCCTTACAAAAAATGGTTATTATAGAGCTTGGATAGGCTTAAGATTGCCGTTAGGTGAATATAATAAAATGTTCAACTACACAATTGAACAAGCTACAGACGCTTATAACTTAAAGTATCACGCTAATAAGTCATTTGAGAAACTTATGAAAAAAGAAGAGGTTTCAGATGGACAAGTTAGTAATTAAAGATATCACAGTATATACGAAACAAAATTGTGTATACTGTGTAAAGGCAAAGGCCTTGCTAAAAGGCCTTGGTCTAACTTTTACTGAAAAAAGTTTAGAAACAGATTTTAATAATGATCCTTCAAAATTAATTGAAGACATTGGTAAGAAAGTAAGAGCAATGCCTCAAATTAAAATAGAAGGTGAACTAGTCGGCGGATATAATCAACTAATAGAATATTTTAACAATAAAGGTTTAGTAAATTTTAAAGGTGAGATTACACGTGACTAATGATAAAGATAAAAAAGGAAAGATAATTATTTTTCCTGAAAACAGAATTAAGAAGAAAATAACTCAACCACAAGATTCTCCATTTACAAAACGATTAAAAGAGCAACAGACTAGAGAGTTTATTGAAGGTAGTGTAGATGAAATTGGATTTGATTTATTAAGAAAATTTAGTGATATGGGATTGAAAACTAATAGAGAAACATTTACAAAAGACCTTGCGTTAGTTATTGATTGTATAAGAGGTTTAATTTATAGAGATTTTAATATGGCACACGCCGCTCAATTAATGGCAAATAAAATGGTTGCAATAAAATTTACTAGAGGTGGTAAAGCGAGTGCTGCCAGGATAGATTATTCAAGTTTTATGAAGAAGTCACCAAATAAACAAGTTTTTAATAAAGAATTTAAAGAAGAGTTAAACGATTTACAAGATGGATCAGATATGTTTGAATCTGATATGGATTTAAATGGAGATGATGATAAAAAATAGTTTAATGATATTAGTAATGCTTACTTTTGTAGGTTGTGCAAAAGAAAAACCTACATTTAATGCTTTAGATAAATTTTTTGATTGTCTAGGCGATAGTAGCAAGTGTGAGAAATTGAAGAATTCCGTGGAGGAATAGTCCTATGCAGACTTTAAAAAGCAAAAATAAAGGAGGAAGAAACATTATGTTTTTTTCAAAAAGTAAAGTTGCAACAGCAACTAAAGGCAGAAAAAGACTGTCTAAAACTCAAAAAGTTGTAAACTTATTTGAGAAAGGTGAGCCAGTTTCTTGGAAAGTTTTAAGAAACAGATTTGACCTACAATCACCAAGAGCGATGGTTGATAAACTACGTTCAAAAGGTCATATGATTTATATTAATAAATCATCTTCAGGTACATCTTATAGATTGGGTACTCCTACAAAAGCTATTATAGCTGCTGGGATAACTAAACTGTACGGTACTGAATACGCATATAATTAATTGCGTAATTGAATCGTAACCAATACGATTGACACAGGCGACCATATATGTATAAAATTCGCCTGTGTCTTAATAAAAGGAATTATGAAATTTGAAATTAATAAAATAACACCTCTACACGATTTATCTTGGTATATAAAATGGATTAGCTCCTTTATAATACTATCGGCAATGGCATTAACATCAATGGATGTTTATCCTTTAAATATGTACATACATTTAGTTGGTGTATCAGGTTGGTTTGTTGTTGGTATGTTGTGGCACGATAGAGCATTGATATTTTTAAATGCAGTTGCAATAGCAGTTTTTTTAATGGGTATATTAAACTATCATTTAGCAGAAGAGTGTGAGAACTGTATGATACCATTAAAATTAACTCTATGAAAACAACTGATTTAACTCCAGTAGAAATTCACAATAACATTTATTACAAAAGGGATGATTATTATGCTCCTTATGGTAGAGATAATGTTAATGGAGGAAAAACAAGACAGGCAATTTGCTTGTTTAGAGAATTAAAAGATGAAATTAAAAACAAATATAATGGTGGAGTAGTTACAGGTTCATCTGTTAATAGTCCACAGGCACCTATCATAGCGGCAGTTGCTCAAGACTTTGGTTTTAAATGTGTCATAGGTGTGGGTGGTACAACACCTAAAACAATAGATACCCACCATATGATGAGATTATCAAGACATTATGGTGCTGATATTGAAAACGTTGCAGGTCACGGATATACAGTTGCAATAGATAGTGGATTAAAAAAGAAAGTAATATCTAAAAAAGGTTATATGTTAATTAAGTTTGGTAATAGTGCTGCTACGAATCCTGAATCAATATTTGATAGTGTTGCTAATCAAGTTGAAAACATACCTGATAAGTTAGACAACATAGTAATTTCAGTAGGTAGTGGTATACAGTTTGCAGGTATCATAAAAGGTATAGAGAAGTTTAAGAAAAAGGTAAAAAGAATTATAGGGGTCACGTTTGTTGACCGTAGTAAAAAAATTGATGAGTACTTAAATCAATTTAGTAATCTTGAATCAGGTTTTAAGAAGTTTCAAGATTATGAAATGTACAAAACACCTTTACCATATTCAAAGTCAGTATGGGAAGATGTTGGTAATGGCTTTATTGACGATATATATGAAGGTAAAGCACATAAATGGATGAGAGAGAATATAGATACTACAAAAGAAAAGACGCTATTTTGGAGTATAGGGAGAAGATTAACAGCGGAACAGGTAGATAAGTTATATAAATAGATATATGATTAAATTAATAAATTGGAGTATAAAATGGCAGAAGAACCAAAACAACATCCATCATTAATGAGTAAGTCTTCTATGCAAGCAATGGCTGCTACAAGCGGTTCAGGTGACTTGTTATTTTCAGAAGTCTTAACTAAAGTAAATAACGCAAAAGATAAAGCTAAAAAGATAGAGGTTTTAAAAAGATACGACCATCCATCTTTAAGAGCAGTTTTAAAAGGATCATTTGATCCTAGTATTGAGTGGGAATTACCAGAAGGTACACCACCTTTTATGGAAAATCCAGCACCGAAAGGTAGCGAGCATACAATGCTTAAAACTGAAGCGAAACGTTTGTGGCATTTTATTAAAGGCGCAGATACTAAAACTACAAAAACTCAAAAAGAAACTTTGTTTATCCAGATGTTAGAAGGATTACATAGTGATGAAGCAAGATTATTGCTTAATGCAAAAGATAAAACTTTACATAGAGTTTATAAAGGGTTAAGTGATTCGGTAGTGAAAGACGCTTTTGGATGGAACGAATTGTACCAGAAAAAAGAACAAAAATAGAACACTTTGTTAAAAAACCCTTATAAAACAAGGGTTTATTGTGCTTGACTTTCCTTGTGGAAATGTGTATAATAGACACATATAAACAATAAATATTAGGAGAGAAATATATTATGAAAAAAGTGATGTTTATTATATTATTGAATTTAGCATTATGGTTTGGACTAACAAGTCTATCCAATGTTGCTAATGCAAATGATTATAACAAAGCAGTTATAGCACACGTTATCAAAGAAAACGTGAGTGGAAACGGTGTAGACCATACTGCTTTAATGGAGCAAGAACTACACAGGTTAGTATACGTTATGATAAATGAATTTAGTGGCGTATTACAAGAACACCTACCAAATATACTAGATAGTCTTGCTAGTGAAATCAGACAACAAAATGATAAAGAGTTTAAATGTGCTCTTTTAAAAGGTAGTAACTATGAGTGTAATTGAAAACATAGTTAATACCTTGAACTGGATATATCAATATGTTCCTAAAGAACTATTGATTATAATTTTATCAAGTTTAGTAATGTTTATTTTTTTAGAAATAGGAGATAGAAAAAGGAAAAAGCAATGGCTAAAAGAGTTAGAACCAAAACCAGTAAAAGGCAGAAAGTCAAAAAAAGACTAAAAATGGAATTGGCCGAAGTGAAAACTCGTAAGTATAAAACTACATTTAAAGATATTAAAAAGTATTTTAAACTTATTAATAAGCACGTATTTGATGGTAAACTATCTCCGTTTAATGATATTAAAATTAAACAAATAAAGGATAGAGAATATCCTAGAGTGTGGGGTCAAGTTGTTATTAATGACCAAGAAAGAAAAGGAACTAGAAACTACGTATTAGAAATGATACCTAGTTATAAGAATAAAAAAGAATTTGTGGACACATTAGGACACGAAATGATACACCTGTTTCAAATGAGTAATTTAGGGGATACAGGAAATCATAATGATATGTTTTATAGCTTTAGACCTAAACTGAATGCTATAGGATTAGATATATAATAAAAAAGGATATATTATGGGTGAGGTGAGAAAGACAAAAGAACTAGACCACTATTTAAAGAGAATAATCTTAAAGGTTCCAGACAAAATTCAACAGTTTATAGATAATGCAGACGGCGAATTCTCTATGACTTATTATACTGGTGATTGGTCAAAAGACATATATGATAACTTTACTGAATTACAAGCAGAAAAGATATTTAAACGTATGGCACAATTCCAAAGTAAAATAAGTTTTCTTCAAAAGAAAAATGAACCATCAATCGGTGGTTATGAATACAAAGTAGCGAGGTTTTAATGAAAGTGAAACCAAGTACATCTAATTTTTTCAAGAAAGCATATTGGTGGTTTAAAGCAACATTATTAGTTGTTGCAATATCAACTATAACATATGGTATAGGAACATTTATGCCTAATCCTATTGCAGTTAAACAAGCAACAGAAGAAGTTAGAATAGAACACGCTGAATGGGCAGAAAAATTAGGATTAAATGAACCTAGTTTTGAATATACAAACTCAAAAGAATTTATAATAGAACTTAACAAGTGTGTTGATTTTTTAAATTATCATACACCACCAAGTAAAAGAGTACCTATTCAAATGGTGACAGCACAAGCCGCTTTAGAGAGTGCTTGGGGTAAGAGTAGATTTGCTGTAGAAGCAAATAACTTATTTGGTATTAGAGTATTTAAAAGTACTAAAAAACATTTATTACCACAAGGTGTTGATAAGTGGCCAGGTTGGGGTGTTAGAGTATTTGAAACAAAATGTAATAGTGTAAAAGAATACATAAGATTATTAAATGAACACCCAGCATATAAAGAATTTAGAGAGTTAAGAGCAAAATTATTACAAGACGGTGAATTACTAGACGCAAAAGCATTAGTAAAAACTTTAGATAAGTTTTCTACTACAGAAGATTATGACCAAAGAGTTATTAACATAATGGGTAAAGTAGAAAAAGTATTAAACGATATTCAAGAGGAAGATAAGCAAGTTAAAATCTTACCAGAAACTAAACCATAATGAGAAATTTGTTTTTCATTTTAGTAGTACTAGCTAGTGCCATATCTATATCAGGTATTGCTGCCGCTTATAGTATTATAGGACTAGCAACTCTATTTGCAGGTGCTAAAGTAGCAATTATTGCTATGGGTACTTCATTAGAAGTTGGTAAGTTAGTTGCCGCCAGTTGGTTATATCATAACTGGAAGAATCCAAATCTACCACAATCAATAAAAGCATATTTAACAACGTCTGTTATTGTTTTAGTATTTGTAACTAGTATGGGTATCTTTGGTTTCTTATCCAAGGCACACCTAGACCAAGTAAGACCTACAAGTGATAATACAGTACAGATAGCATTAATAGATAAACAGATACTACAACAAAATGTTATTATTGATAGAGCAGAAAATACACTTAATAGATTAGACAAGGCGTTAGATGTCTATATAGATAAAGAATATGTTAGTAGAGGATTAAAAGAACGTAAGAAACAAAAAGAAGAAAGAGATTTTTTAAATAATGAAATAAGAGTTGCAATGGATAAAATTGCAGAATTGACATTTAAAAAAGGTAGTATAGAATTAGAACAATTAAAGATAGAAGCAGATGTTGGTCCACTTAAATATATTGCAGAATTAATATATGGTGATGAAGCGAAAGAACATTTTGATAAGGCAGTTAGATATATAATAATAGTATTAATATTTGTATTTGATCCATTAGCAGTATTATTATTGATTGCCGCTAATATATCATTAAGAGAGAGGAAATTGGCAAATGAAGCGAAGAGTAAGAAAAAAGAAAAAGAGATTAATTGGCAAAGGGAAGCGACTAGAGCGAAAACTATATCGCAAGGTCTCCGAGATAAGCAAAAGTTTTACAAAACATTTTTTGCAAAACTAGGTAAAAGAGATTTAAAGAATAGAGATTATGAAGACTTTTTTAAGAGTATGGGTACAGAAGAATTGATGAAATTAGGTTTAGATCCAGATGAGATAAGAATCAAACTAGACCAGATAATGGAATGGAATGAGCCAAAGGATAAACCTTATTTAGAATCAGGTGTTAAGAAATGAAAATAATAGAGTGGCATAAAGGAAGAGTTGCTTGGTTTAAAAGAAAAACTGGCATATCTGATTATGGACTATTATGGTATACTTTTATTAAAGGTGTTATAATTGGTGCAGTAATTATGTTATTAACAGGTTGTGGTACAGCACCTGCTTGGTTAGCAACTAGTACTGGTTCTTATTCACAATATAAAGTAACTTCACTTGTTAAAACAGGTACAGATTTGGCATTATCAGCTGCCGATTTACCTACAACTAACGATTGGGCGTTATCAAAGATAACAGGTTATGATTGTAAAGTTAGTAGAGCAATTAAAGAAGGAGTTGAGTATGTTTGTAAGAACGTAGAAGTACACGCCCCTACAAATACTACCATTGACAAAGATGATAAAAAATGATATTATGTACTTAATGAATACACATTTATATGCTTGTCCTAGATGTGCTGACAAGTTAATTAATAATGCAGAAAAGGCATTAGCTAGGTCAGAAACAGATTGGTCAAAGAACTATTGGCACGGAGTGTGGACGAAGTTAAGAGAAAAATATAAACAAGAAAAGGTAACATATCACTAAAATGAAACAACAGGCAATAATAGACGCAATTAAAAAACACGCTGAAGGTAATGTTGCTAAGGCAAAAGCAAACATAGATATATTTTTAGAAAATCCTGTGGGTGTTGCAACTCACGGTGATGTTTTAGATACTATTACAAAAGAAGTTAAGAAAATTGCAGATAACGAAGAAATTATCAAAACATTAGAAACACATTATTTCGGAGAATAAATGTTAGATTATGTGTTAGATGGTGGAATAGTAACTCTTCCAGGTTTCTTTCCAGCAAATAAGTATTGGGATATTAAAAGAGATTTAGATGAGAATTTAGAATGGCGTGAATCACACCAACCATTTAAAAATCAATATGGAAATAGATTACAGGCGTTTCCTTGTTATGAAAGTCCATATGATAAAGAGAACGATTTTACTATAAACAAACTAGAAGATATATTACAAACTAAAATTTGTGATTTTAAGACACTTGCTAGAAAAATTGTATTGAGTGAGATAAAACAATCTCCACAAAACTTTGGTAAATATGGTTTTATACATAGAGATACTTCTGTAGAAGATAAAAAACCTTTAATAGCAGCAGTTATGTATTTTGACCAAGCATATGATGGTGGTACGGCATTTTTTCATAGTCAAATGGAGAAAACACCAGACATATATATAAGTGCTATTCCAAATAGATTGGTTTTATATAGTGGTGCTAACCAACACGCACCTTGTTTAGATTATACTTTTAAAGAAAGAAAAACGATATCTTACTTTTTTAGATTACAGGAAAAAGATGACAAGTAAAAAGAATATGACAACTAATAGAACTCCTAGACGAATTGATAGAAGTGCTGGAGGTAGAAGCAAAGGTGTAATTGCTCCTATGTTAAAGAAATATTTTGCACCAAAAAATGAAGATGAATATAACAGGTTGAAAAAGAAATATGAAGTTAAAAATTAAAAAATCAGAATATCAAGATATAGCTGATTGTATTCTAATGGAACAAGTATCGGCTCCTGAAATAGTGGAGTTGTTTGAAGACAAAGGTTTTTATAAGTGGTACAAGAAGAGATATCTTAATGCCTAGATATACGTTTGAAAATAAGAAGACAGGTAAGAAGTGGACCGATATGATGATGATTGCTGAAATGGAAGATTATCTAAAGAAGAATAAACATATTAGACAAGTGCCTGTACCCATAAATATAGTAGGAGGTGTTCAAGGGATTTCTTATAGGGAAGACGGTGGATGGAAAGATGTTAAACAAAAGATAGCAGAAGCACATCCAAATAGCTCTTTTGCAAAACACCATAGACGTAGAGGCATAAAAGAAATTAAAACAGACCAAGCAATTAAGAGAGCAAGAACACTTAATAGACGAAGAGGAGTACCAGATTAATGAGTAAAGATATACCAGACTTTATGCGTGGGTTTGATTTAGATAACGATTGGGGTTTCACTCCAGTATCATCTAAACCATCAGACACACCGAGCATTGATCCTAAAGTAGTAGAAGGAACAAACATTGAACTATCTAAAGTTAAATCAGATGTTTCTACTATCAAAAGTATGATGAACGAAATTATGCAAATAGTGAACGATAAAGAAACGATAACAAAAGAAATTAGTGATGAAGAAACTAAAGCAAGGTTTAAAGATATTGAAAAGATTGTGTTACCGTTCTTATATAATTTACAAAAAAGTGATGAACCTTATATACATTGGCCAAATAGAGGTCCAATCATTAAGGCGCAAATAGAGAAACTATTAAAACTAACAAGAGGATAATAAATGAAATTAACCGAAAATTTTTCGTTGAAAGAAATGACTAAAAGCCAGACCGCTGAACGGAATGGTATTAGTAATAATCCTAGTGAAGACCATCAAGATAATTTAAAGAAATTGTGTGAGAACATACTACAACCAATTAGAACTCATTACGGTAAGGTAGTATCAGTATCAAGTGGGTACCGTTCACCAGAATTATGTGTTAAGATAGGTTCAAGTTTAAAATCACAGCACGCCAAAGGACAGGCGGCGGATTTTGAAATATTTGGGTTACCAAATGCTGAACTAGCAAAATACATCATTGAAAATTTAGATTTTGACCAATTGATATTAGAGTACCACAATGTGGATGAACCGAATAGCGGTTGGATCCATTGTTCATATAAGAATTCAGAAGATAATAGAAAGCAAGTATTAAGAGCTTATAGAAATTCTGATGGAAAGACGATATATGAACCTTATGACCCTAGTTGAGAGGTAAATACTCTTAATAATGAGCAAATGGAGGAACGTAAGAAACTTACCGACCACTATATGCTACACAGGTCTATTTAAGCATTGACAAAGTGCTAATATAATGTTATTATAAGATTATGAATATACAAAAGCAGATTACAGTATTAAAAGATACAATTAAGTGGTTTAGAACTCAAATAGAACCACACGATTGTGGATGGATGTACACAACAATAGACGGTATCAAACACCGAATAAGTGATTTGAGAAAGAAATTGAGGAAACAAAATGGCAAGTAAATTTACTTGGGTTGATATAGATAAAACTAAACTTCCAAAAACAAAAGGTAGACGTATAGACGGTTTCCGTTTTTATGACGTTGATGGTAAAAACTATCCATCTATCACAACAGTTTTAGGTGTACAGAAAAAAGAAGGATTAGAGAAGTGGAGAAAAGCAGTTGGTGAAGAAGCAGCCAATTGGGAAATGGGTAGAGCGGCACGTAGAGGCAAAGCAACTCATACACTTGTTGAACAATATTTAAGAGGTGAAACTCCTAGCATTAGGGACGTACTGCCTTTGGGTATGTTTAGATTAATGCTACCTTACATAGACCAAATTAATAACATACATTTACTAGAAGAGATTATGTATAGTCATAAGTTGACTATTGCAGGTCAAGTTGATTGTGTTGCAGAATACAATGGTAAGTTATCAGTAATAGATTTCAAAACAGCAAACAAAGAACGACAAGAAAGTTGGATAGAAAACTATTATATCCAAACAACTGCCTATGCAATGATGTATGAGGAGATATTCGGTAAACGCATTGACCAATTAGTTATATTAATGGCAGGTGAAGATGGTACTATGCGTTCTTTTGTCAAGGATAGAAAAATATTTGAACCTAAACTTGAAGAATCTATAAAGTATTTTTATAAATACTATGAAGAACTAAACAAAGATAAAATCAAGCACAATCATTAACAAAGTGGCCAAAGTTTTATCCACGAGAGGTCACTATGTACAAGACAATAATATCACTAATTTTTGGAGCACTATTCTTTATGAGTGTTGCTATGGCGGAGCAAAAGCCAGAAACACCTAATACTATAGAACCTTTAACTCCTGACCAAGAACAAATGCAAAAATTATACTGGATGTCAATGCCAGTTATTTGTGGGGCACAGGAAAATGTGGAACAATATTTAAAAGACCATAACTTTTTAATGGCTAATATGTCAGTTGGAAGAGAGAACGCAAAACCAGACGCTCCAATTGTATATTATGTATCTTACTGGATATCAGAAGATTTTTCTCAATCAATACCTGTAGTAACTAATATGTCAGGTACAGAATCTTGTATGATGTACAAGTCTTTTAATTTACAATGGACTGAACCACCAAGATTAGGAAAAGATTTATAATGAATTTGACGTTGAAGGGTAGATAATAATTAGTGAGGACGTGGGTGCGATTCCCACCACCTCCACCAATTCAAAACACATATAATAGTGTGCTTTAAGGGGGTGAGTTAGATTCGACTACTAACTAAAACTATCTGGAGTTAAATCGCTGACAGCGTACTGTTAATTTTAAACGGCGAAGGAAACTTTGCTCTTGCTGCCTAGCTCATAGTTAGGTAACGGCGTTGTGTAGTACGTGGCAACAGAAACTACACACTTTACATTTATTAGAAAATATGTTATAGTAACACAATGAACTCAAAAGAATTTTCACTAATTATAGAGGACATAGTAAAGAAGCATAAAGAACTATCATATGTGGATGCTATTGTCAAATATTGTGAAGAGAATAATATTGAAATTGAAACTACAGCACGTCTAATTACAAAACAACTCAAAGAAAAAATACAACATCAATCAGCACAATTAAACCTGTTAAAAGGTGGTAAACCTGGAATGTTGCCATAATGAAGAAGTATAAAACATATCAAGCATTTAAAGAGTCATTACTAGGGTTTAACTTACCTGATTTGTCTTTAGATATAAATGGTCTTAAAAGAACTTCTTTACCTACAAGTGATACAATACCAGGTGCGTGTGTAAAAAGAACTATACCTAAAGTTACATTACCTGAAGGCAAGACAATTGGTTTAGCATATAACAAAGGTAATTATCAAGTTGTAGATAAATCAGATTTTGAAACTATGGGAAGAAAGATATAATGAATATAGAAATTATTGATAAATTAGGTAGTGACCTATCAGTAGTAAATGCTGCTAGAGTATCATTTGCTAAAAGAAAAGATATACTTGATGAAAAAGATGACAAGTTAATTAAGTATTTGGCGAAGTGGGGACATTGGTCACCATTTGCTCACGCCTTTTTATCATTTAGAATTAAGGCACCTGTATTTGTTGCAAGACAATTAGTTAAACATCAAGTAGGTTTAGCTTGGAATGAAGTAAGCAGACGATATGTTTCAGATAAACCAGAGTTTTATATACCATTTATGTGGAGAAAGAAACCAGAAGAGAGTATTAAACAAGGTTCAAGTGATGAAGAAATTGAATATGATATTATGCATTTAATAAATGTTGCTAAAGAAACTTATAATGATATGTTAGAGGAAGGTATTGCGCCAGAAATGGCACGTATGATATTACCTCAATGTATGATGACCGAGTGGATATGGTCAGGTAGTGTATATGCCTTTAGTAGAGTTTGTAATTTAAGAAATAAAGGTAATGCTCAAGCAGAAACTAGAATGGTCACTCATCAAATATCAAAGCATATGAAAGACCATTTTCCAATTTGTTATAAGTATTTGATTGATTAATATGGCATATGGTGGTTTTGATGTATATAAAATATATCTAGGTGTTAAGTTGCATTTTACAACAGACACCTACGACTATTATAAATATAGTGGAAAGGTAAATGCAACATTGGATTCATTTACTAAAAGAAAAGATAGATACTTCTTCTACAAGTTATCTACAAGATATAGTCCAAGTGAAGTGCTTGAATTCTTTGTAAGTAATTTTGTTGACGATAGTAAGAAATGGATTGGTAACTTATTAAATGACGATGGACACAAAACCTACCTCAATTACAGAAAATATTTTGAGTCTTTTGACTACAGTTTACGAAACAGTATTAATAGTATTGTTTATGACTTTAGCAGGAGGGGCATTTCTTTTGATGATGGTTTCAGCGTGGTTAATGGGCAACATCCAAGAATGCTACGCTTACTTATTCAAAGGAGAGTTAATTTCCCAACCGCCATCATACTCGACTCGGTTCTTAATTTTATTAAAAACTGGGATAAACAAATTACGGAAAAAGTTGTGTGGCCTGATATGTCCAGAAAACTCAAAAAAATGAAACCATTTATATCATTTAATAGAACTAAAGCAAAATTAATAATGAAGGAGATTATAACTAGTGAACTCAAATCTTAAAAAGAAAATAAACGGCACGTGGACTATACAAGAAATATTAGAAGCAATGGAGGTAATATTAAATGGAAGAGTTAGATAGAAGTTACGAAATCATAGACAATTTCATACAACCAAAAGTCTTTGACATTATGCAGAAAAAGATAATGAATAACTATTTCCCTTGGTTTCATTATGACACAATAGTGAGAGAAGGTGAAGATAAAAAAGATTTAACATTTTATTCAATGCATATGTTATATGATAATGACAGACCAACATTTTCTAATTCTTTTGAAATAATGGATCCAGTTTTGGGTGAGTTAATGAAACTTGATGACCCTAGATTTCGTATGAATACTTTAATAAGAGTAAAAATTAATAACTATCCAAATCAAGGTACATTTAGAGAACATACTAAGCAT